TCATAACGATAGCGCCGTTAGGCTTGATAATCCGCTTTAGCTGCTCCCACATTGGTTCCAGTGATATCACAGAATCCCATTTACAGGCCGTGGTGCCATATGGTGGGTCGGTCATAACCATATCAATTGAGCCGTCTGGAATCTCCTTCATCCTTTCCAGACAGTCGCCGAGCATTAGATTGATCATCTTTCTAAACCTTTAATAAAACTTGAGGAAATATGGTTTCAATGTTCGCCAATACTGCCAGCAAAACAACTACAGTCGTATAAATAACCAGCGCGCTATAGAGCGCCCAATACCATTTCATCTGTTCGACATAAATGCAAAAAGCGACTTGAACACAAAACATCATTACCGACACCGTGATCATAATTTGTAATATTGTCATAATAGCTCACCCTGTATTTCGGTTGATGGCTGGTTTTTAGAGTATTTGTCTAATGACCAATGCGCGCTTTTCGTAACCATGTTTAAAAGCTCTGGCGGTATGTGCCCGCCTTCCATGAATTCAATGGTATCTAACAACGCTTTGATCGTTTCGCGATACTCTGCGATTTCTTGTGCCGTGGTGTTAGTAGTCATTGAGCGTTACCTCGTTGCTGTAATCTATAAAGTCTTGCTCGCAAACAAAGCAGTTAATATAAGTCGCGACAATATCATTAAAATCAATATCGTCACGCTCACGCATTAGAAAAGCATAATAAACGTCATAATTATTTGTGATTATTTCAAATATCCATTCGGCGATTGGTGCCGCGTTATATATCCGAAAGTGTGTCACAGCCGAGTCGAATTTGTCATATTCAAATAATGACAAGTATTTAGCAAGGTCTGGAATGACATCATATTCAACCCAGTGTGTGTACGCGTCATCAAGCCTTTCTTGGGCATCTTCGGCGTCTAGCATGTTGCGCAAATCAATTTCTGGTGTGCTCATTTTGTCATCCCCATTTTAGCGAGTCGGCGCGCTATATACGCTTCCTGGATTAATGCCTCGACTGTTTTATTCAAGCTGAGGCCGGTGGCTGCGCTTTCGTCGATGGCCATCTGGTGTATAGCATCTTGAATACGATAGCCGCGATTTTTAATTGATGTTGCCATTATTTAATCCCAAATTGTCGTGCGAGTGTAATATCATTTCGCGCAACGTAAGCGGAGAAGCGCGGCGTTCTGAGCACCCGCGTATAACTATGCGGGTAAGCTCTGGTTGGTTCTTTATATGTTCCTTCGCTGATGTATTGTGCAGCTATTGAGCCCGGATTAACTTGCCAGCGGCCGCCGGCATCTTTAGTAGTGAGCGTTAAAATATCTGACCACGTTAATGTTTTCATACCCAGCCCATTATATAAGCGTAAAACGGGCTGGTAAGAGCGATGCCAAGAAGGATGCAGCCGATACTTTCAATTATTGTTTTCATGTTGTTTGCTCCGTTTGTTTGTTTGCTTTCGATCTGCAAACAATACTAGTGCTAGCGTATAAGCGCAAGCACTCTTATATATCGATTAGCTATATCAAACGGAGTTTTTATTACTATAGTATTCTTTGGCGAGGCGTTCGACATCGGGCAGGATCACTAGTGGTACGCGTTCAAGCATAGCAGCTCTGGCGGCCCTGTCGCGGCCTCTGGCAACTTGGGCGGCTAGTTGGGTGCACGCGATCTGGACGTGCTTTAGAATGAGCTCACGCCAGTCTGGTGGCACTTCCTCCAGGGTTGACCGGCCATAAATAACGTCATCGGCGTAGTGTCTAGGCCTTTTGCCAGTCGGCGATTGCATCAACTACTCCCTTCCAGCCCAGAGCAATGCAGACAAACGCGCCAGCGTCCTGGCAGTTATTGAGAAACGCGATCTGCTCCGGTGATATTTTGGATTTGGTGTGATCCATTCTTTTCAGCTCGCACACAAATGGCGGTGAGCCGATGATTATAATGTCAGCAGCGCCGGTGGTCATGCCTTCGGCTTTGTGGCGCATAACCTGGCCCGGCGTTCGCTTTCCTTCGTTGCGTGGGTGCAGGGCTATTGCGCGCAGCTTGGGTGGTAGCTGATTGAATAGCGTGATCTGTTCAGCCGACTCTGGCGAGCATGGCCCGCGATATTTAACGTCACCGTAAACTTTAATTGATTTCGGGAATTTCATCTAATGCCTCATTGTGTCCATAGATTTTATAGAAGCCTTTTTCTTTCATCTTTTTGAGCGTTAGCGTTTTCGGCATTACGCCATAGTTCGGAAGCGATGATAAAAAAACTTCAATTGATGGCGCGATTCTACCACTAAAAACGGCAGTGGATAGTGACTCCCATTCGTCTACTTTTTCCGGCATATACCAAATAGAAAATGATCGATACTCGGTGGTGTAGTCAACCTTGAGCGTCTGGTTCCCGCTTTTGCTAATCCATTCTTGGCAATGCCAGCTCAAAACCTTGTCGGTGCTTTTCGCGTATGGGTCTGATTTTAGCTTTCTAAATTCCATGACCAGCTTTTCGTTTGGGTCGATCAATTCGCCTTTGCACTTTTCACAATAGCGCGCTGCTATGTCGTTCGCGTGTTGGCATTTCTCGCACTCTTTAGACGCCCATCTATGTTCGCACCTAGCATATGTTCCGGCGGCTAAAAATTCACCGTGGCAGCGCCTGCCAAAATGGGAGGGTATTTCTAGTTTCACGCCCGCCAGGTCGGCGAAGTATCCATCTTTCGTTATATGGAATTGATCTGGATTCGGGCGGCCCGAGAAGTCGTTTATATAATTACAGTCGGGGCATTCAACTTCGGCACCGCCTACCACCTTAGTGGGTTTATACGCTTTAATGTCTGGATTAAATACATCGCCATCGGGGCAGTGGCGTTCGATGTTTTCCGCGTAGTCCAAAACTAGGCAATCTTGTTTGCCGGGATCGATGCGCAACCCGCGCCCGATAATCTGTTGCATTAGTCCGACAGACTCGGTGGCGCGCAAGATGGCAATTACATCGACGTGACTTGCATCGAAGCCGGTGGTTAGCACGGAAACGTTGACCAGGTATTTTATCTGCCGGGCTTTGAACGCTTTTAGTATTTGTTCGCGGTCAGCTTTTGGCGTTTCGCCAGTCACCAGTGCGCTGTTTCCGCGTGGCAAGCTTTGCATGACCTCCTTTGCGTGGGGTACGGTTGCTGCAAATATCATTACACCTTTGCGCCCAGCGGATAGCTCGACCACCTCGGCAATAATGGCAGCTGTTTTCCGGCCTTCACCTTCAAACGCTTGTTCAACCTGGCGGGCATCAAATTTGCCCATGCTGTTCAATTCCAAGCCGGTGGTGTCATAGCCATCATGGTGCTCGGTAGTCGGTGGCGTCAGATAGCCTTGATCAATTAATTCTTTCGCGCCTATCTTGAACACCAGCTTTTTAAAGTATGGTTCTACTGTTTCGTGCTCTGAGATTGCCCTATCGTTTTCATCGAGTTGATATATATAGCCACTGCCTAGCCGGTATGGCGTGGCAGACAATCCCAGCACGCGCAGCTGAGGGTTCTTTGCGCGCAGATCGTCAATGATAGATTTAATTGTCGGTGTTATGCCGTGGGCTTCGTCGACTATGACGGCTGCAAAGTTTTTAAACTGTTCCAAGCTGTTTTTAACAGTGCCAGGCGTGCCAAATACGACATAGTGTTCAAGGCTTTTTTGCCCCGTCGAGGCACTGTACAGGCTTGCCATGCCACCGGCGGCAATGTATTTACCGTGGTTCTGTTCGACCAGCTCTTTAGACGGCGCCAAGCATAGCACCCGCTTATTACTGGTCTCGTGAATCCATTGCGCAAGCTCTGCGATGATGTGCGATTTTCCCGCACCCGTTGCCGCGTCTATGATGCAAGAGTCATAGCATTTAGAAAGAAAAGCTTTTGCGGCGTCGACCGCGTTCTGTTGGTATGGTCTTAACATTTTCTGCCCCAGTTTTCGCCCGCCCTAATGCGGCACGCGTGCGGTTCACTTATTCTAAAATAGTATGCCAGCTCTGCCAGCGTGCATTTGTGCTGCAATCGACGGAACGAGCGGAGCGCGCCGGGTGTCATTACGCGCGGATTGTTTCTCATCTAAGCAACCGCCGCCAAATACTGGTCGTGGAATGCTTTAAGCTTGGGCAGGGTTTTGTCAATATATTGCTGACTGAAAAAAACCATTTCGGTGTCAAATTTAAACCGGTTCCATTGAATGAAATAAGCTGTCGTCCGTTCGCTGCAAAACATTTCGTACTGAACCTGGGCATAATAATGGGGCAGGTGTGCCAGGCTTTTAAATTCCGGGTCGGGATTTTCACGCAACCCAAACGGGCATTTAATCTCGGCAATAGCATCTGCGCCAATCAATCCATCGGGTGAAGCGCCGAGCCAGTCGTATTCAGGGTGGACTATAAACCCGCACTCTTTAATAGTGATTCCTGTTTCAAGCTCGAAATCAAAGACGGCGTTTTCTTCGTTTCGGCTTCCATATTCCGTGGCAACGTTGCCAGTGAAAGTGGACTGACCGAGTATTGAGCGCATGGCGTCCTGAGTGCTAGACCACGGATTAACGCCAAGTATTGCCCCAATCTGTGAGCCAGTGACCCGGCCTTTGCGCGCGTCAAACCATTCTTGTGAAAGCTGTTCCATTGTTTTTACCTCGAAAAAAAAGGCCCCGTAGGGCCAGTGTTATCAGAAGGGGATGTCTTCGGCGGCTACTGGTGCAGCGGGTGCGGAGTTGACCGGCGATACTGCCATGACCCAGTTACCGCTCTTATCGTCAATTTCCCATAGGCCGAGCTTGATGGCCATCGGCTTATTGGATAGCGCAGAGCTGAGCTGGCTATCACCGGGTTCGGTGCCATTGCGCATTAGATCGCCACCGGCATTGGCATCGATAGCAGCGAGCATCTTCAAAGCTCTGTCACGTTTTGTTTTGTCTTGCTCTTTAACGCGGATTTTATGGAAGATTTTGCGGCCCTTATGTTCGCCGTCGAGCACTACCCAGCGGGCAGATACAAACGAGTCACCCTGATATTCGTCCCATTTAATTTCGTCAATTGCCGCGACTAACTGAGTGTTTGCAGGGATAGGCTTAATCTGAACATTGCTGTCAAATGAAGTTGAAGCTGCTGCTGTTTTGCCGTCTGAAAGATCGAAGAATGACATATTATTTACCTTCTTTGTTATAAGTGGCTAAAGCCGGGATGTATTGTGCTAATGGGTTTTCGTTTTTCGGTACAAATATATTTTCGGTAATGCCATATCGGTTTTTGCTGACGTTCGACGCGGTGGCATAAGTTACCAATAGTCGGCTGCCGTCTGACGTTGCTTTTTTCTTGTCGCCGTCGCCGCTGGTGTACGTCTGGAGCTTTAAGAAGCCGACCATATCCACGTCATCTACATACGGCGCTACTGAGCGTTTGCCGAGGCGAAGGTTATAGCGGGTGTACGGGTCCATGTCCGGTAGTTCGATTGTTTCGGTGTCGGCATGGGCGATGTATACGATAGCAATGTTTTTATCGGCATTGATTTTTGACATTAGTTTGCCGACTCGGTGGTGCAGTGTGGCTACTGCGCCAAGGCCTGCGCCATATCCGCCTAAAGCCTGGTTGATAGACTTCGGCTTCTTGGGGTCGCTGTCGATAACGTTCTGCATGAATAGTCGTTCGAGCGCTGTTACGCTGTCGATGATGATCGTTTTGTATTTGTGCTCCTCTTTATATAGTGCCGTCATCTGTTCGATTAGTTGTTCCAGTGATGTTACCACGGGCAGCGCGTCGGGCCGTATGGCAGCCGGTACACCCTGAAGGCCATCTTCTGCGCGTATTACTATCGGGTTGGGGAATGTTGCTGCTAGGGATGTTTTACCGAGCCCTGAGTCGCCGCAGATGGTGACTATCGGCATCCGGTCGGCTGGTTTCGTTGCTTGCTTTAATATTGACATTGGTTTTTCTCTCTTTCCTAATTGAGGTTCGCACTTTAAAGCAATATATTAAGGGTTGCAACAACTTTTTTTGTATATATACTGCAATCACACACACGAGCTATATAAGACGGGATGATACGAAATGACACTTAAACAGCTACAACAGCGGCTGAAGCCGCTTAATCTCAAATACGTCGCTAGGGCAACCGGTATTAGTTACTCGACTATATATAACCTAGCCAATGGCGGGCAGCGGGTTTCGTTTCCAGTCGTTCAACAGTTAATAGAGTGGCTAGAGGAGCAGGCCAATGAATCAGTTTGATTATCTCGACGCAGGCTTTCGCATCTTCGGCCTCCACGGCGTTGACGCTAAAGGAAACTGCGAATGCGGCAACCCGCACTGTAAGGCTATTCTAAAGCATCCTAGAACATCGGCTTGGCAGCATACGCCAAACTGGTCCGACGAGCAGCTTGATACAATGGAAATGATGGGCCAGTTTAATACCGGGTTCGGCGTTCTAGTTGACGAACATATCGTTATCGACATAGACCCGCGAAATGGCGGCTCCGAGGCATATGCGAAGCTTTGCAAAGACTTAGACCTAGACTTTAAAGCATTGTCTGGGTTTGTAGTAGCAACCGGCGGCGGTGGTTGGCATATCTATTTTAAGAAGCCGTTAGCCTTGGCACTGGCGGGTCACCATGCGGATTATGAGGGCATCGACTTTAAGTCGAGCGGCTATGTTGTCGGGTGCGGATCGCTCCATAAGAGCGGCTCTTTATACGAAGCCGAGAAAGGCCATCCGGACGACATCGCAGAGGCACCCGCCGAGCTATTGGCATTACTGGAAAAGCCGGAGCATATCCGGGCGGAATTTCGCGGGCAGCAAGTTGATCTTTCTGCCGATGATCTGGGCGCTATGCTTCAATGTATCGACGCGAATTGCAGCTATGAACAGTGGATAAAAATCGGTATGGCGCTACACCATGCCACTACGGGCACAGGCTGCGCGATCTGGGATACATGGAGCGCAACCGGCGAGGATTACGCTGGCAGCGAAAAGATCGGTCAGCATTGGCATTCGTTCGGCAAATCCGCGTCACTGGTAACAGTTGGGACGCTGGTCCATTTCGCAGAGCAAGGAGGCTATCAATCAACGGTTACTTTCGAAACTGAGCTAGTGTACGACGAACCATTGAGCGACGATAATATCGATCTACTGCGCCCGCCAGGCTTCGTGGGAAAGTTAGTGGAATGGATCAACGGGCAGTGCCGGTTTCCACGCGAGCGGCTGGCAGTAGCAGCGGCGTTATCGGCAATGGGCAATATATCCGGGCTTAGATACGAAGATAAAGTCTATGGCGTTACTACTAACCAGTTCATCTTTTGCGTGGCAGGCTCTGCAACCGGCAAAGAAGCGATACAGCAAGCTCAAGCTGAGATCCACAAAGCGGCAGGCATTGCACCCGCAACACACGGCGCGATCAAATCCGAGCAGGAGATTATCCGGAACCTTATCGACCACCAAGCGGCTTGCTATATTATCGACGAAATGGGGTTAGTATTACAAAAGATAGACAATGCTAGAAAGCGTGGCGGTGCAGCATACTTGGAAGGCGTTATCGGCGCGCTAATGTCGGCATACTCAAAAGCTAATTCGTTTATGCCGTTAGGTGGCGATGTGCGCAAAGAGATAAAGATGCAATTAGCCAAGGAGCTTGGGCAGCTAAAGAAACGCCAGGCTGACGGGGCCGATGTTGAATCTGACATTGCATCCATTGAGCGGCAGCTGTCGACGCTTGACAGCGGCTTAGAGCGTCCTTTCCTGTCATTAATAGGGTACACAACGCCAGTCACGTTTAATGGCCTGGTGGACTATGAGCAGTCAGCAAACGGGTTCTTTGGTCGGTCTTTGATAATCCAAGAGAAAGAAACCAATCCGAAAGCAAAGAAGCGCTTTAAGACTCTGCCGATGGATATGACCATGTCGATGACGCTGGCATCGATCTATAATGGTGGATCGGTTGCGGCAACTGGAAAGCAGCGGGTTGAGCATCTATCCGACAGGGTGGAAATACCCACGGAGCCGGCGGCATTGGATCTGCTCGACACTATAGAAGATGAATTCCACGCAATGGCCGAGAAATCCAAAGAGGCGACATTGGAAGCCATCCCACGGCGCGCTTTTGAACTAGTTTTGAAAGTTAGCTTAGTGTTAGCAATAGATGACGGGTTTAGATCGGTAGAGCACGTTAGGTGGGCTTACGCTTTCGTCAAAGCGGACATTCAAGCGAAGGTGAACCTGGCAGCGGGCAATATGGCAGCGGATGACCGGCGGCACGATGAAGCATTGCATCGTAAAATATTGAACATACTAGACCATGACGGGTTGGGCGAATCCATCGGCGTTATTGCAAACCGATGCAGGCCGGCAAAAAAGGAGGATGTTTTAACATCGCTGGAAATATTGATCGAGAAAGGTTTTGTTAAAAAGGACCATATAACGGCGCTGAATAATAAAAAGTTAGAAAAGTATTTCTTGGCATAATACTTGCTTTGCA